CCAACACGGAGGACAACATGAACACCGAAGCCACCAACCACAGCGAAGTACCCGCCGCTGCACCAACCGCACCCGTATGGGCCGAAGTAAAGCGCGTGCCAAGCAAACTGCCAAGCGTCGCGGAGTATATGGCCGCTTACGTTCGCGGCGGTGAAAGTGCCGAAGCAGCACGACGCGAAGTTGCTGCATACCAGGCGCACCACGCACCAATCGCAGCAGCAGCCGGCGACCAAACGACCACAGATTTTCCTGGCGTCATTCCGGTGCCGATTCTCGGACCTACGTTCGACAATATTGCACCACTTCGTCCTCTGGTCACCGCGCTTGGCGCGCGACCAATGCCAGGTAGCGGCAAGACGTTCATTCGTCCGAAGATTGTCACGCACACCTCGGTGGCACAGCAAGCCAACGAACTGACTGGCCTTTCTTCCACCACCATGCTGGTGGACGACATCGTCGTTACGAAGAACACTTTCGGCGGTACCGTCCTGGTATCCGAACAGACGGTGGACTTCTCGGACCCCGCCGCGCTCGAAATCATCGTGCGCGACATGGCCAACCAGTACGCAATTCAGACCGGCAACTACGCCTGCACGCAATTTGCCAACAACATCGGCGGCGCGCAGCAAGTTGGAACGTGGGACGGCACTTCGGAAGACTTCGTTGCCGAAGTGTACAAAGGCGCCGCCGCGATTCTCGCGTCGGGCCGCGTCATGCCAACGCACCTAATCATGGGCACGCCAGGATTCCAAGCCGTTGGCGCCCTGGTGGACGGCGACAAGCGACCACTGTTTCCAACACTCAACCCGATGAACGCCTCTGGCGTCATGTCAGCAACAAGCACCGCGGCCAACCCTGTCGGACTGTCGCTGGTCGTGGACCCGGGCCTGAACTTCGCCGGTGACTTCATCGCACTGGGCAACGCAGCCGGCACCTACGCCGGGTTCGAAGTGTACGAAACCATGAAGGGCATGGTCAGTATCGAAAAGCCCGACGTGCTTGGCCGTCAAATCAGCGTGCGCGGATACTTCGCGGCGCAGTTCATTGACGTGACCAAGTTCCGCTGGTTCGACTTCTAACACGAAAGGCGGCCACGTGGCGGCCTACACAATTACGCACGGGCAAGTGACGGGCGGTGTCGCGGTAGTTGCGACACTGACCGCCACCCCCATTCAGCCCGGCGTCACTATCACCATTACGGGCAACGCGACCTACAACGGCACGCACCTGGTAACCGCGTGCCCCGAGTTTCTATTTCTCGGCCCCGATGAGCAAGGCGACTACACGTACAACACGGCCGTGCTTATTCCTAACCAGGTGGCGTTCGCGCTCAACGTCGCCGACGTTGCACGCGACACCGCCGCCGGCACCGTCACCTATGCACCGGTGTGCACCTGGATAACGAACGGCGACGCAGAGGACTGGCTAGGGTTCACCGTGGCCGCCCCGTCCGCAGATTACGACCTCCTCTCGCTAGCAGTTGGGGCGGCCAACCAATTCGCGTGGCGACGCCGCCAGGAAAGCGGCTACACAGACAGCCTTACGACAGTGCCGGGCCAAGACGTCAAACTTGGCACCGTCATGTACGCCGGCTACCTTTACCGGCAACGCGGCTCGATTGACCAGTACGCGTCGTTCGACCCGCTTGCCACCGGTGCCGCCGTTGGCGGTTCGTTCGGTGACATTCTTCGGCTACTTGGCTGCAACCGGCCGGCGGTGGCGTAGTGCCACCGGATACGGACATTCTCAACGACGGGTTCGACGCGCTAGTCACAAAGCTTGGCACGATTACCGGGCTACGGGTAACGACCGACAACGACCCGCGCAACGTGAACCCGCCGTGCGTCATGGTAGAGGCGCCCGCGTTCCTCATGCCAACAAACACAATTGCCCAGATGGATTTCACCGTCAAAGTGCTCACAATTGGCCCGGGCGACCGGCGCGCCGTTCGCAATCTGTTGCAACTAGTGGACCTTATTCGCGCCGCCAATATCGGCCTTACCGGCGGCCGCCCAACCGTTACCACAATCGGCGGCGCAGAGTACGCGTCCTACGAACTGACGATATCCACTAAGGTTGCACCGTGACCTACCGCGTACTTCGCCCGTTCGGCGCCCGCAAAGTTGGCGAAATCGTGCACGACGATGCGTTCCACAACATCGCCTACCTACTGGCCGGCGGCATGGTGGAACCAGTAACACCCGAAAGCGATGCCACCACAAAACCCGCGCCAGGTGCTAGAACTAAAAGCAAGAAACCGAAAACCAAGGAGTAACTCATGGCCACCGTCACCTACCTTTCGAACCCCGTCGTCACAATTGGCGCAGCGACGCCCGGTACCGATATCACCGACCAATGCAAGAGCGCAGTTCTCACGCAGCTTGTCGAAGCCTTGGAGAGCACCGCGTTCGGTTCCAACGGCCGCCGCTACACGGCCGGATTGCAAAACCACACCTGCGTGCTTACGTTCCTCATGTCGTACGCAACCAGCGAAACCTACGCACTGTTGCAACCGCTGGTCGGCACGCAGTGTTACGTATCGGTCAAGCCGGCCGCAGGTAACGACAGCGCCACAAACCCGAAGTTCGAACTGGCCGAGACGTACTTAGAAAGCTTGGATATCGTGAACGCCAACCTCGGTGAATTGTCGGAAGTACAAATCACCCTGCAGGGTGGCGCGCTCACGATTGACACCACCAACCCGTAAGCCACTACACAACGAAGGGCAGCACCATGCGGCTAACACTCACCGTCACCACAACGGACCGGCACACTTACGACGTGCACACGTCGCTGGGCGTCATCGTGGACTGGGAGCGCAAGTTCCACCGTCGGGCCGGCGACCTCGCCGCCGGGTTCTTCATCGAAGACTTGGCCTATTTGGCGTACGCAAGCGAGAAACGCGCCGGCGATACCAGCCAAGACTTTGACACGTGGCTTGCCCGGGTGGAAACTATCGAAGTAAAGGACACGCAAGAAAGCCACCCTACGGACGCGGCGCCTACCGTCGGCAACTAGCCGAACTGTTGGTCGCCGCCTCATGGTGGCCCCCTGGCGTAGAGTTCGACACCAGAGACTTGGCGACAGTGCACAAAGTTCTGGAAGAAAGGAACCGCCGGCGGTAGTTATGGACGGACGCTTGGAAGTTGTCGGCCTCAAAGAAGCGCTGAAAGAACTGAACCAACTGAACCCGAAACTTCGCCGCGATATCACCAAGGACTACCGCAAAGTAGTGGACCCGGTAATAAAAACAGCGAAAGCCAAGGTGCCGCAAGGGCCGCCGATATCGGGCTGGGGCCGGAACTGGAAAACAAAAAGCGGCCACCAAATGACACCCTGGGTGGGCAGCCGGGGCGACGACTTCATAAAGGCAAAAGTGTCGGGCAAGAAACCACGCGAATGGGCAGGCCGTACCACCAACCTGGCCGTATTTAGCGTGGCATGGTCCGGGGCGGTAAACACGTTGTACGACCTGGCAGGGCGTCGCAATAACGGCGACACGGAACGCGGCACGCAAATGATTCGCGCGCTTGAGGCACGGTTCGGCAAAGCATCGCGCGTATTGTGGCCGGCGTACGAGATGAACCGCGACCAGGTGGAACGCCAGACGCGCGAAATTGTGGAGACAGTGTTGCGCGAAGTGAACCGAAAACTTGCGTAGGCTAAACGCATGGCCGTAATTATTCCTATCGTTACGGAGTACGCCGGCAAGGGCGTGCAACGCGCACTAAAAGAGTTCCAATCGCTTACCAGCACGACCGACAAGGCGGCGTTCGTTCTTCGCAAAGCCCTGGTGCCTGGCGCTATCGCCGCCACCGGGGCGGTTGCCATACTTGGCAAAGGACTGTTCGAAGCTGCAAAGGCCGCAGCAGAGGACCAAAAAAGCCAGGCACTATTGGCCCGGCAGTTGCAGGCAACTACCGGGGCGACCGACGCACAAATCAGCGCGGTGGAACAGTACATAAACAAAACACAACTCGCGGCCGGCGTTACGGACGACCAGTTGCGGCCGGCCCTTTCTAGCCTGGTACGCGCTACCGGCGATACGGCAATCGCCCAGGAACAGTTAGGGCTCGCCCTCGATATTGCAGCCGGTACCGGCAAGGACGTGGAAAGCGTCGCAATCGCATTAGCCAAGGCATATAACGGCAACTTTGCAGCGCTCACAAAACTGGGCGTGCCGTTAGACGAAAACATTACAAAAACCAAGAACTACCAGGCCGTACAGGAAGCCTTGGCGAAACAGTTCGGCGGTGCCAGTGCAACCGCCGCCAACACATTCGACGGCCAACTAAAACGACTTTCGATTGCGTGGGGCGAACTTGTCGAACAAGTTGGCTACTACGTCCTGCCGTATCTGCAACGGTTCGTGGACGCCGTAAATAAGTACGTCGTGCCGGCGCTTGGCGTATTCATCGACCAACTGCAAGGCGGCAAAGGCGTAAAGGGTGCCTTCGAAATAGCGATTGCAAGCATGGGCGACTTCGCCCCGGTTGCAATTCGCGCGATGAAAGCCGCAACCGAAGGCGTGCTGGAGTTCGTGAAAACCGTGGCACTGGCGTACGCCGGTATCCAGACGTTGATAGGCGCCGCGCAAGCCTTGGCCACCCGTGGCAAAGCCGGCCTGCCAGCGTTTAGTGCCGCATTAGCCGCAGCCGGTGGCGCCGTAATCACCGACCAACTGAAAGCGCGAACCCTCGCCTACTTTGACGACCTGGAAAGCCGGCTGGGTTCACTGAGCGCGCAAGCCAGCGCGGCACGCAACGCACTAAACCCGATACCGGACCGCCTCGACCGTATTAGCGCCGCAGCCAACGCGCTTGCCGGTGGCGGCGAAGAAGAAGAAGGCGGCGGTGCAGGCGGCGGCCTGAACCGTATGGCCGACCGCGCCAAGAAGCTGCAAGAACGCCTAGAAGCCGCCGCAAAAGCCTTGCGCGACGACATGGCCAACGCCTTACAGATTGCCGAAGAACGCCTGGGAGCCGCCCAGCAAGCGTTCGACGACTTCGCTAGCAGCGTCACGAACACCATAACGGACGCGATGAACTTCGAAGATGCGCTGGAAGCATCGGCAGAAGAAGGCGGCGGTTCGTTCTTTGACGAACTAAGCCGCCAAGCACAACGCGCCGACGAGTTCGGAAAACTGACCGAGGAACTATTGCGACGCGGTATCAGCAAAGACGCACTCAACCAGGTGCTCGAAGCCGGCGTAGAAAGCGGCGCCGAAATCGCCCGGCAACTATTGGCAAGCGCCGACGGCGTACTCAAAGCCAACACCCTGGTCGAACGCACGCAAGCGATTGCCGAAAAAATCGGGCAGGCATCGGCCGCCAAGTTCTACGGTGCAGGCGTCGCCAACGGGCAAGAATATCTGCGCGGCGTCATGGAAGCGATAGCGGAAGCAGAACGCCGTATCGCCGGTGCGAAGCGCCCGGCCGACATAAAAGGCGCCTCCGCCGCGTTCAGTGACACGATGAGCCGACTCAGCACGCCAGGCACGACAGTGCAGAACGTGACCATAAACAGCCAAAGCCTTGACCCGGGCCAGGCCGGGCAGGTCATCGTGGACGCCTTGCGCGAGTACAACCAGCGAAGCGGCTACATCGGCCTAAGCACCACGCCGTTCTAATCATGGCTACCCCCGTCGTACAGTCCGGCGATTACCTTATCGAACTAGACACCGGGTTCATCGTGGACGGGTTCACGTTGGACGACGTAACCAAGGGCGTGCTCAACAATTCGGATTACGTGCTCGACGGCACGACACAGTTCGCCGACATTACACAGTGGTGCCAGCGCGTCACCTACCGGCGCGGCCGCCGCCTCGACACCGACCAATTCGGCCCGGGCACAATGACCGTCGTATTGGACGACACGTTGGCCGGCGGCATACTTTCGCCGTACGACACCAGCAGCCCTTACTATGACGTCGCCAACAACGAGCCAGGGTTGGCGCCGTTGCGCGTCATTCGACTCAGCCGCCAAGGCACCTACCTATTCGTCGGCAACGTCGTGAATTACGACTACCAATTCCAACTAGGTGGCAGCAACATCGTGAACATTCTGGCCGCCGACGGGTTCTACAAACTTGCACAGTGCTACCTGGACGAATGGAACGTGACCACCGAAACGTCCGGCGAACGCCTCGAGAGTCTGTTGGACTTGCCAGAGGTCGCACTGTTTCCGGGTGCCTTGCGCAACATCGCAACCGGCACCGTGAACCTAGGACACGACGCGGCGTTCACCGTGCCGGTAGGAACGAACGCGCTGCAATATGCGCAACAAATAAACCAGACCGCAGAGTTCGGCCGCCTATTCATGGACCGCACCGGCGTGTTCACATTCCAGGAACGTATCGGCACCACACTTTCGGCGCCCGTCGTAGAGTTCGACGACCAGAACACACACCTGGCGTACAACGACCTGGAGATAGAGTTCGACGCCTCGCACGTCGTGAACCGTGCAAGCGTCACCAGCTTGGACGGCGACACCGGCACCGATAACGACCTGGCAAGCCAGACGACCTAC